TACAGTTGAATCGTCAGCAACGTCTTTACCAACCAGCAAGTTACCGCTGGAGTCGATACGCATGGTTTCACTAGCATCTTTATCGGCAAAACTAATCGTGCCGTCATAATCAACACGCATTCGTTCTGTTAAAGTTCCTCCAATTGCTTCTTTTACTCTAAACACTAGATCATTGACTGAGCCAGCGGTGCTGTTTCCGCTATTAGCCGCAATTTGAATATGAGTATCACCGTCTGGCGGTGAACCTTCATTAGGTACTCTAAAGTTTATACGGCCCCAATCTGTGTCTGCCGTCCAATTCCCAGAGAATGTACTATCTATGTTAATTTCTAGTGGAGAAGAACCATCGCCACCAGTAGCTTTAGCCAAATGCAAAAGAGAAGCTGGATTCGTAGCACCAATACCAACTCTGCCGTTGGAGTCGATACGCATGGCTTCTGACAAACTCGCTGTGCCGTCTGCGGTTACACTAAACGCAAGCGCAGAGCCTTGAGCAGAGCCTACTGTCCAATTCTGATCTGCAACAAGTTTAATGGATGCTCCAGAGTATTCTGCATACGTTGAACTATCAGCAGAACCAAATTCGATAGAGCCGCCCCCCGCCGTATTGGAAAGATTGCCAGACGTTACTTGCCGCCCTACAAATATTTTTGCCTCCGCACCACTAGATGATACGGAAAGATCCGTTGCTGGCGAACTTGTGCCAATACCAACGTTGCCGCCCTGCGTAATTACAAGCCTATCGCTACTTCCTACAGCGTCAGAAATAAAGAAAGCGTCAGAGTTGCCTCCGTCAATTCCCATAAACCAGTTATCAGCATCATTGCCAATTTGGTAAGACGCTCTGCCGTTTACGGTTGAAGTTCTTGCTTTAACTGGAGCTATTCCAGAACCAGCATCAGTATCGACAACAGTTAATTTGTTTTCAGGAGTTGTATCGCCAATACCAAGCGACTCCGCAGAAGCATCCCAGAAAAACGCCTGAGTAGTGCCAGTGTCTTCGTAGAAGCTGATGTCTCCGTTAGAAAATATCTGCATCCTGTCTGTATCAACGCCTGCAGAAGCTGTCTTAAAAAGCATATTAGCGGCGGCATCTGAATCTGCGGTTAAAACGGCTTGTGTTCCGCCTTGGGTAATTGTGAAAAAGTCATTAGTAGAGGCGGCGTTAAGCCTGAGCGTATTCCCGCCATCAACAGTCAAACCATCAGAAGTCACAGTACCCGTGACATCAATGCCTGTGGAGGCGGTGGCTAGTTTGGTTGCGTTGTCGAAATAAAGTTGAACACCAGCATTTACGTCAGCATTAATTAAAGTTTCTGTGCCACCTGCGTTATAAACTTCAAAGTCTTTTGCCCATATTTTAAGTGAACCTGCACCGCTTTCTTTAATAAAGCTGTCGGTACCATCATGATAAATCTGTAGGTCAGAGCCAGCACCAAAGATAGCCTTGCCGTTATCAGGGAATTTAGCGTCTGACGTAAAAGTAACGTCTTGGCTTGAGTCAATAGTGATAGCGGTACTCGCCGCGTTATCGTCGATGCCTGTGGAGGTGAACGTGGTAAAGGTTCCTGCGGCGGCAGATGATCCGCCAATAGCAGTGCCGTCAATAGTGCCGCCATCAATGTCAGGATTGTTTATATCAGGCGATGTTAAAGTTTTATTGGTAAGCGTTTGTGTGCCTGTAAGTGTTGCTACAGTTGAATCAATCGCAAATGTAACGGCATTTCCAGAACCAGACGTATCAATACCAGTACCACCAGTAAATGTCATAGTTTCTGAATCAAGATCAATACTTAATGCACCGCCTGAATCAGCTTGAAAATCTAGATCTTGTGCGGTTACTTGAGAATCTACATACGCTTTAATTGACTCTGAAGTTGCCAAAGTTGTTGCGCTTGCAGTAGCAAACGTATCGTCATCAAGAACAGCTGTACCAGATACCCCTGTATTAATTACAGGAGAAGTCAAAGTTTTGTTTGTAAGTGTTTGAGTTCCAGTAAGCGTAGTTACTGTAGAGTCAATAGCAACCGTCAGCGTATTAGTCGCGCCAGTTGTATCAATGCCTGTTCCGCCAGCAATAGTTAACGTTTCTGAATCCAAATCAATGCTTAATGCACCGCCAGAATCGCCTTGAAAATCTAAATCCTGTGCCGTTACCTGACTATCTACATAAGCTTTTACAGATTGTTGCGTAGGCACAAGTGTCGCACTATCCGAAACCATGTTGTCTTCATCAACAAACGCAGTAATCGTAATAGTGCCATCAGACAAACTGCCGAATGTAACAGTCCCAGTAGTAGTTAATGAGGTAGGTGTTGTGCCAACTTCAATAACAGTGCCACCAGAGTCTTCGGTGTAAAGCCTTTTGTTTGTTAAATCAAATGCGGGTTCGCCTTGAACTAGATCACTAGCCAAAGGTGCGCCTGATCCATTCTTAAGTTTAATTGTGGTTGCCATGAACTACTCCAAGAAAAACGCGAAGTAAAAGTGAAAGTTAAAAGGGGGCCGAAGCCCCCGTATGGATTAAGCAGATGGAACTGCTAGTACAAATCCAGCTTCAGGACGATACACCTGAACACCATAAAGGGTGTCTGCGGTGTACAGAGTAGACAAGTACTCTTGCTTGTACTGAGTCTGTGACCTAACAGCCATTTGCTCAGCCATCACAACAGCTTCCGTATGGAAAAGCAGTGCGGCGCGAGTGTCGACAGTGCCAGCAGTGTTGTCACCCGCCGACTCAATGGTTCTGCAGTTGGCAGAAACGTAAACATCTACGCCATACAGATTACCAATTAAGCCATTGTTGACTGTACCGCCAGATACAAAGTCTGAAGACACATACCGATCAATACCCATAATCGCATTGCGCGTTGCAGGAGGAATAATCAAGTTACGATTTTCCATCGGTACGTTGTTGTCATCAAGCTTTTGAATCATGTCACGGAAAAATGCATCCGTAAATTCATCGCCAGCTACCAACGTGTCATCAGTGTACTGAGTAGTAGTACCACCATCGTTAAAGAAACAGCCAGTGTGCTGATAATCAGTTTCAGCGGGGCTAAACACAATAGCGCCACCGTTACCAAAACCAGTACCAGCCGCATGAAGGTCATTGTCAACCTGAACAGCCAAAGCGTAACCAGCATCTTCAGTGTAAAACTGACGCAAAGAAGACAAAGCCTGTACTTCTACGATGTCCTCAATCAGACGCGAGTATTCAAAGTGACGGTTAATCGTAACAGTCAACTCTGACTCAGTGTTGGCAATAATTGTTACCGCAGTGTCAGCCGCTTTAGCATTAGCATCGCCGCGAGTAGGCTTGGGAATATGAATAACGTCCCCTTTCTTGCCAGCCATAGCTATGCGCTTGACAAGGGGAGCCATTTTCAAATTCTTTTGATAAGCGGCAATAATTTCATCTGACCAAATTTCTGGTACAAAAGTTGCCGCTTCCGTAAGTGCGGTATTACCCGCCGCGCCAGGATAAGTTGCAGTAGCCATGAAAAATCTCCTTTAGGCTATCTGACTCGACCCTCCGCGTAGGCTTTCAGAATTTCATCTGACAAAGCGTTATAACGGTCTGGGTCAGTCTTCATGAGTTTAATAATGTCAGCACGACGATAAACTTTTTTGTTTGACCTTTCCGCTGTACCTCGGGCATTGCCTGTTGTTGCCGACCTAGCAACATTCCTACGATTTGCGCGCTCTGCATTTGCAGTTTGCTGAACTATACTGCTTCGTTCTTTCCAAAGCGAAAATAGCTCGTTTGCTGAATCATAGTCATACGCTTGGTCTGCATTGACAAACAACTGCGTTCTAACCTTCGATCCTTTTATCCATTCAGCAAATTTAGGGTCTTGCAAGATTTGATCCATATCAGGATGGTCTGATCTCAACTGAGCAAGAGTGGCCTGCTGTTTGTACTGTTTAGTGTACGTTTCTGCCTCTTTGATTTTAGGATGATTGTCTATTGCCCGATTAACAGCACTTTGCGGGTCAACAAAAAAATCAACATCATTTGTGTTGCTATCTTCTTGCTGTGTTTCAGGTGCTTGTTTGTTGTCGAGTTCTGCCTGTATATAGCTATCAACCAACTTTCGCAGTTCGCCTACTTCCGTACTCTGTTTGCCTGAAAACTTCTCAAGCTCTTGGTTCATCTGTACTAATTCTTTTACAGATTTACCACGATACTTTTCTGGAATATCAGAATCTTGTTGTCGAGGTTGCTCTTTTACTTGAGCCTCAACAGATTCTTCTGTTGTATCCTGCGAAACGTCAGAATCATCTATATCTGGACGCTCATCAATAATTGTCGCTCTTGACATCATTTAACCTATTCCGCCTAATGGTTATGGAATTATTGGGATTGGCTCTCCTCGCGTTGAGCTTCCCGTCCTCTTCGACCAGCTTCCTCATGCTCTCGTACCCACCTCATGTGCCTGCCAGGGAAATCCCCAGTAGACCCATCCAGCACGAAATTTGATGCTGAAACGATCTTTTTTGCATTAGCGCCACATCCGCACCTAGTGGCTGTGGTTCCGCCTGCTACAAACTCTTCGAATATATGACCGTTTTCACAACGAAAGTCAAATATCTTCATCATTTTCTTTTTGCAATTCTTCAAAATTGTTGTTCATTGTTGCTTCAAGATTCAACAAATGCGCTAATACATTTAGCTGTCCCTTGCGAAAGTACAAATCATTCTTGTCTTTCGTTGCTTCAACAGTATTAATTGCAAAGGCATTTTGTCTAAGCTCTTCGATTAACTGCTTCCATCCGTCAGTAGGAAACAGGTCAAAATACTTGTTGTAATACTCTTCAGTTTCTTTGTCCATTGAGGCCATAAGGTTGTCTCTCTATTACGATTTCTTTTTGCGCCTCCTACCGGAAGCAGTTACATCATGTTTAATTCTAGCAGGACCCGTCTTTCTTGATTTGGATCTTGATTTTTCAGCGGCAGTCATTTTAGCCGCTACCGCTTTTGGCCTGCAAGATGGATAAGGTCGTTTAGATTTTGTTGCAGACTTTCTGCCACAAGGCTTTCCGGTCTTTACATCAATCCATTCTTCCTTAAACCACTTGGTCAGCCCACCTTTGGCTTTAGGCATATTTGCCTCCACGCCTCTGGTATTCTTTTGTAAGCCATCCTGACGCATAAGCCGAAGGCCAAACCTTGTATTTCTTTTTAGCCTCTGCCTTTACCCGAGCATACAAAGCCTTATTTGTAGGCGTAGGACTGCTTTTTGGTTTAGCCTTTTTTTTGGCTGGCATTACTTTTTAACCTTCTTCTTTTTCTTTTTAGGTTTTGACTTGTATGCACCCGCTCCGTAACCCATTGTATTCTCCTTACTTTTTGCCTTTGTGAATCTTTTGAACCTCAAAGTTAGCTGACTTGGATGCGCCCTTGTGGGGCTTGTATCCGCCAGCAGGATCTTTCATAAGCTTATAACTATTGCCGCGTTTCATCCAATGGTAGCCGTCAGGCGCTTTTACTTTCATTTTCAACCTTTTGTATGTGCTGTTTCATTGCATACTGTCGCTTGCAAGCATGACATTCGCCACATGCCAAAAACCCATCTGGGGTTTCACTTGGTCTTCTACACGACCAATACATTTTTCGCAACTGCTTTGGCATAGCGTAATAAACCCCAAGGCTACGCTCAAGCGGAACTTTGCTCATGTAATCAAAAGGCGCGGCCCATACTGCTTTATTGTGCTTGTTCATAAACAAAGCACTCATTACGCTATATGCCTCTGCGCTTTCTTCTTTGCTCATATTGTAGTCGCCAGTAAATACAGCGCATACAGGCTCAGACATTGTTGATATAACTCTGCCCGCTTGAAACAAAGCAAGCGCCATATCCCTTCCCCCAGGATATCTAGCCTTGTAAGAATACAAGCAAGATGAAAATTCAAACTGCCGTTGATTGTCTTTAAGCCAGTTTATACTTTGGTAGATTGCTTGAGCTTCAGCTTTAAACCGCCCTTCTGAGTTATCTAAATGAATTGAGTGAATGTGAACGTCATGTTCTGTATGCTCAAGTAAACTCCACGCAAGAGACACGCTATCCATGCCTCCAGAGTACATAACGATTACTTTTTCTTTGCGCTTGGTTAAAAGCCTATGGTACTTCTGCGCTGTATCAATAGCTTCTTTTGTTTTTAATTTGTACGACTCTTCTAATGTTTTCAAACTTCACTCCTATTTGATTGATTTACCACTTTTTACATGACCAATACCTAGCTGTTAACTTGTCTGGCGGGTTTGTATCGCACTTATGCCTAGCCCTAAATGACTTTCTTCTTGCAGGCTGATCTTTCTTAATTGTCATTTTGGCGTCGCCAAACCTAATAAGCTTTGTCTTATCGCCCTTCTTAGCTACCACGACGAATTTCTTTGTAGGATGATTGGGCGTCCTCTTGGGTTTGTTGTACCCGCTTACTCCCGCCCTTTCCAGCTTTGGATCCTTTTTCTTGCTCATTGAATTTGTTCTCCAATATTTGCAATCGGGTTTCCATTGCCTCCAACTTGTCCGTTTGGTCTTTGAAGGCTTTGTTCACCTCCGACAGGAGTCTGTTGAGTTCGGTTTGTGTCATTAACATTTGGAGCTTTTCCTTCCAGTTCACGTTCTTTTAAAAGCCTGTCAGCAATTTTTAACCTGCGTTCAAACTCTTTATCTTCAGCATCCCCTTCTTTTAGGTTTCTTGTAATTGCATTGATCTTATCAATCTCAAGTTCTTGTGGAGCAATCTGAGATTCGATAGCAAGCTTAGCGGCTCTTGCTTGTGATTCTGCCGCTTGCCCATTTAATGCATTGGTCTGGCTTTGCTGGAATTCAAGCTGTGACTGCTGAACCATCATTGCCATTTCTTGCGCTTGTGGGTTGGGCTGAGAGGCTTGTTGCATCGTAGCAATAAGCTCTTCTCTGTTGCTCAGATTCATGTTGTCGATAATGCTTTGAATCAACACAGGATACATTGGGCTGTCTTGTTTCATTGTCTGCAATAGCTGAACCAGCTGAGTAACCTCGTATTCCCTAGCAATAATCCCAAGTGTGCTAGTTGCTACAAACTTATAATCTGCAACAGGATAGTTTTCTGGATCAAACTGCATGTATCGGTGAGCCGCTTTGGTAACAAACGGCAAAAGAAATGACTGCTGAAAATTAATCAGAGTACGCTTATGACGCTTAATAATAGCGCCAAGAGACATACTAATCCCAGCAGCAGTTGCTTCTCCGTTAACTTGACCCGCAATGCCAGCGGAGTCAACAGCCCCAGTTGCTTGTTGAACCATTTGCTGAAGGCTTGCGGCTTGGGCAAAAGTGATTTGCCCCACTTGACCAAAGTTGAAAGGTTGTAAGACTTCACGCGGATCTCCATTTGTCAGTATCATCTTGCCTGGTCGGACTTCTGGCTTAGCCCCTCTAGGAAGCCGTGTAGCGTCCACAGCAAGCATTGGATGAATGGTTAGGCTCAATGCGTCAATGCGAGCGCGAAGCTCTGTATCGAGCGCCTTCTGGCTGTTATAGCCTTTCTCACATACGCCACGACCCCAAAATCGTCCTGGCACTACATCCCAAGGAAATGCCACAACAGGTCTGTCGCCCATCATGTAAGGATTTTTGGCGGCTTTCAGTAATGTTCCGCCATTAGCAATAACTACAATAGCCTCGACATACTTTGAGTCTTCCTCTACCTCAATGTCTTCAGCTTCAAGAAGCTCTTTTGGAACAAGCCCGTAGTATTTTGTAAGCCTAACCTTGTCATCGTTGTAAATTGTCAGGTCTTGATCTGGCTCTAGATCGGTATCAGCGGCGGCTGATTCAATGAAAGCCTCTCTATATGCACCCTGCTCTTGAAGAATCTCTACCGTATGACGGCTAACAAACTCATCAATCGCTACGCCATACGCGTCATCAACCGATGTTGCCACAGGGTCAATTAAAAAGTTTTGAGGAAGTACGGGCTTTAGCTTTACAACAATCCGATCAGTAACATTTACACCAATCGCTTGAAGATCACCGCCCATAATTGGCTCTGACGCTGGAGCCATCTCTTTAATTTCCTCAATAACGACTTCACCGATCCCTGTGCCAAATACCGCCGAGTTGATAAGGCACTCTGCAACCGCCTTTCGTACCATGCAGGCTTCAAAGTCTTCAGAAAGTTTTTTGCGGAGATATAAAACATCTTGCCTTTGACCGTCATTAGTATCATCTGCAATATCAAACCACTTTCCGCGACCAAAAGTTGCCTCTTCAAGCTCCGCAACGCTTGATTCCACAGCCTGTTGAAGTGCAGGGCTAATGATTCTAGACCGCTCTGAAGCTCTTTGAGAATCCGCTGGATCCCACTGACCACGCCAAAGCCTATAATACTCTTCAAACTTTTCTTCGTAGTTTGATTCATAATAATCACGCCAGTTTTCACACTTCGTCATCACCCATTCTGCAAGTGACTCTTGAATCATCATTGGATCTGGGCTGTAAATATCTTCTGCCATATCAATATCCCGATACCACGTCTAAAATTTCGTGGTCGTCAATTTCATACTCGTAATCGTATGCTACCTGAGCCAGTTGATCTATATACGCCAGCGCATCTACCAAATCATCATGGGTTAACGCATCTGGAAATTGAAATAGCTGGTCAAGGAACCGTGTATTCCACTCGCCTTTGTTTAACGTAACATAACCGTTTTCAAAACGCCCTTGCAATGCCCACATTACGCGATCTGTTTTCTTTTTGTTGCCGTGAGTTAACTCTTCTACACGGAAAAACATCCCGTAACGCTTCATCAAATCCGTTAACGGCGACATTACAGCCTGCTTGGCAATTCCTCGCTCTATTCCTACGCTTACAGGTCTATAATCTCTTACAGCTTGAAAAATTTTCATAGCTGTTTCGTTTAAATCCCAGCGACCATAAATAATATTCTCTACAAACCAACCGTCTGGGCTTACTTTTGCTACAGCAATAGCGGTTTCATCAAGATTTGTGTTCTTTGTACGCTTCTTATTAATATCTTCAAAGCCCGCAAGGTCAATTGCTATATAATAATCACCATCGTCTTGTGATTCCCCAAACTTAACCCACTCTTCCTTAAACATTTCAGAGCCTCTAGCCTCAAATGAAGCCATAAACTCTTGTCTAAATGCATAACTTGACATAGATTTCTTAGCTATATCAATTTCTGATGAATCTAATATAGGATTATCGTAGCTAGTAAAGTGCCATCCCTTATAAGTGTCATCTTCACCAAGCTCTGCATACTTATAAAGGTCGTAAAAATGGTTTCGACCCATTGGAGTACCAATAAATAACGCCTCTCCCTTCTGGTCTGCCAATGCTGGGCGAAGTATCTGCTCCCATACGTCAGGCTTCATGTCTGCGTACTCGTCCATTACAAGGTATTTCAGCGATACCCCACGCATGGTTTCAGGTCTATCAGCCCCTTTCAGGCTGATTGTTGCTCCATTTACCAACTTGATCTGTAAGTTATTAATATGAGAGCCTGATATAACTGGATGACCTAACTCAAGCAGGGTTTGCCACATAATATCTCTGGCCTGGCCTTGGGTCGGAGCGACATAAAAGACATGACCTTTGTTAGCTTGAAGGCCATTAATGATTAGTAGCCATGCGGCAAGTCTAGATTTGCCTGTACGCCTGCCTGCGGCAACCACTTTAAATCGGGTAGGATCAGAATATACGTCCTGTTGCCACGGTAACAGCTGTACGTTTAAGTCAGCCATTATTAAGCGCCATTAAAGTTGACTAAAGACGGAGGCATGTCTAGCAAGTCAAACGTTACGACTACCTCAAGGTTTGCTGTTCCACCCGCTTGACACTTTATTGCTTCGTTTTCATGCAACACAAATAAAGGGCCACCACCATTTCCTAGCGTTTCTTTACTTCCACCCGTAATGCTTTCGCCATCAAAAATATACACTTGAGGGGTTCCGCTCAAATCCCAATACAAATCAATTGTTTGGGCAGATCCTCCATGATTTGCTACAAATACATACTTAATTTCTACATGAAATCCGTTAGGAACAGTAAATAGTGTAGTGAGCGTGGCATCTGTCAGGGTTGTGTGCTTGGTATATAGCATTATTGATATGTCCAGACTACCGGCTGAGTAGGCCGAGCATCTACATGAATGAACGATTTGGCTACGCCAATCCCCGTAAATCCCATATTAAAAGCAGTAATTAGTAGTTTGTAACGGTCTACGCCATTGCTGACGTATATATCCGCCGCTATGCCTTTGGTGTGAACACCTGGGGTTTCTTTTTTAGCTTCAATGCTGTGGGATGGATCGCGGTATCCAGATGTGATCGTAAATGGGAAATTGCATTGGTGGCGGAGTTCATCAAGCTTTTCAAGAAAATCAGGATCCATATTGTTTTCCCCTGTTTCCTGGCAGTTAAACTCTTCCAGCTTAAAGTATCTCACCAGAATCCCCATCTATCGTGGTTTGCTTAATAGCAGGCTCCGATACATCAGATACCTCAGCCATACCAACACCAGTAATGTTTATCTGTATCGCAGATTTACCACCGCTTTGTATCACATCTTTCTCAAATGCGGCTACAGGTAATATCCGATCCATTACTAACTTCCAAGCCGCCGCCTGATTCTTATGGTCATGGTCAAGAGCGGCCTCAAATATCGTATCCAGCACCTTCTTCGATTTAGGAGATGCCAGCATACGAGCCTTATACTCGTTAATTATTCCAGCATCACCCTTGGGTCTGCCTACCTTCCCCCTGCCACGGCGGGAGTTCTTGGCTAAATCCTTTTGAGTCGGCCTGCCAGATGATTGAGTCCTTTGCTTTCGCTCATCATCCATGGGTGCAGGTGATTCTGCATTATCCATCGTCTTCCTTATTACCTTTTGCTATATCAATTAACTCGGTCAATGCCTCTTCAATAGCAGATAAACTATCCGAAAGCAAAAAAAGGCTGTTGGTCAGCCTTTCTATCTGCTCATGGATATCAACCTCTTCAACCGGCATTTGTTCCCCCCCTATAGAAAAATACCGAGGGGAACGGTTTATATGGCTTTAATAGCCAATATAAACGTTCCACAGTTCCCTACTTGCCCATCATAATGACAGAGTATCCGCCCATTCCGCCCATTCCGCTCATTGGCTTGGATTCAGTTTCCTCTGGTGTGGCCTTGGGATCATACATGGTAGAAAAGCCAGCATCCTGCATAGCCTTAATTTGTTTCTTTGACCGCTCACACATGGAGTAGTAATCAATAGAACGATATTCAACTGTATGCTCTGGTTTCTTTTCCATTTTCATTTCCTCAAAAATTAAAACAGTGCTTATTAAGCCCTCCGACCCCCCCTATCCTATACTAATTCCACATAACCGCAACACCAATACTTAGACCAAAACGGAATATACAGCTAAACCGTTATTCTGCAATGGTTCTATGGCCTTCAATTTCACTCTTTTTTGTATGTTGGTGGGAACTATATATATCATCGACTGTGTTTCCTCCCCCCCGTGGTGCAAAATTGACCCCCCTGAGCCGGAAGAGTAGTTGCCGCTGTATGAACGAGTGCGAGAGTCTGGCAGGG